CGAACGACTAACGTTCACGGGAACTTTCGACGCTTTTCAACACCTGGTCAAAAGTCACTCGTTTAAACAAATCTGCTCCCCCATCGTTCAGAGATGGGGGTTTTGAAGAGCTTCCTTAACAGTTACTTGATCACAGCTCGAGTTCGTCTAAACGTTCATCTAACGAAGTTTTTTGACGCCTCCTATCAAACCGTTGTCGCAGAACGGTTTCAGGCGTTTCCGTCCCATTTTGACGCCACCCTTCGTCTAAAAACTCGGCCAAGTTCGTCTACATCTACGGCGACGGCGCGACGATCTTGGTAATGGCGTCTTTGTCTATCGAAGTTCTTTCAGCCAGTTGGACACATCGTTCAAGTAAACCTGAACCTCGCTCGACAAGCTCTGCACCTCGCTCGAGGCGCTTTCGCTCAGACTTGCAGGTATCTGAACCGGCTGCGGACAATCGACGGCGAGCGTCGGCTGCTTGCTTGCGCACCCGCTCAACATCAGCACCAAGATCAGCGACGCGAGACAAGGCCCGGTCCCTCTCTTCCCATGCGGCCACAAGCGACTGGTACTGCACTTTCTCTTTCTCACGATACTTCACCTCCAGCGCATGAGCGCGTGTCGCGTAATCCTCGCGCAGTGCGGCAATGTCCGCTCCGTAGAGTGCCGCCGCGTACTGGTAGCCGCCGACAAAAAAGGCGGCACTCAAAACGAGTACCGCCACATATTTCAGGACAAGGCTATTCATCGCCCCTCCATCCCTTGATCGACTCAATCCAAGAGGCAAGAACTTCTCGAAGCTTTCCAAGCCCCCAAGACAAAACCCAGATTGCTACTCCGTATCCAATTCCGTAGAGAGGCAACCCAGCCCAAAACGATAACTCTTCAGCCATCTTCAACGCCTGTACTAGATCTGATAAACTGTACATCGATGGTTCCTACACACAATCATCAAGTCTCTATCTGTGCCAACAGAAGACACCCAAAGCCGCTCAGCCCCACAACTGAGCGGCTTTTCCTTTATTACGCTCATTTCAGCGCGTCCACGATTTGAACGATGTAGTAGATCAGGGGTACCAACCCTGCAAAAAACACCGCAGATCCGATTACGCCCCTCACTACGCCTTGCCAAAACGCCTGCTTTTCTCTCACTTCCATAACCTGCTCTTCAATCGTCATATAATTTCCTTTGTTCCATAGTTCTCTGTATGCAACCCAGAAAACGCTCGAAGCCGATCAGTCGCCACAACTGACCGGCTTTTCCTTTTTCTCTACTAGTACACCTTATATCGCCAGGGCACCCTCGCCTAAGAAAAGCCTGGCTTCGGACTGGCGACGACGGGTCAAGCCGGGAAGCCGAACGCCGTTCGCCTTGTCGATGTCAAGGAACTCGTGAGCCGCGGTCTCGACATCCCCTGCGTTTAGTGCTCTCATCAACTTCGGACACTGGTGAACGACGTAGCTCACGCCCACGTTAAAAGCCAGACTCACCAATGCCACGAACTGCCCTTCAGTCACGTGAACATTGACGAAAGGCGCAAGCCCTCGCTTGACATCCTCGAGGTCCTGCCGAAGCAGCTCCCTCGATTGCTCATAGGTAATTTCGTCATGCTCCGTCACGTCCTTCGTGTGACCGACGCCGATTGTCCAAATGTCGGCGGGGCACTTGTACGCAGTCAGCTTGCAGCCCTCCCACGCCTCGATGAAGTCCATCGCGGACTCCACTGAATACTCTCCAAAATTCTTCATTTCAAATCCTCCTTCGTCACACCGAGCCTCTTCCGCACAACCACCTCAATCAGCTTGAGGAGTTGCGTACCTCCCCATCCAGCCATGCCGGAGAGGGCACCGCACAGCCCATGAGGGAAGCCCTCGTAAACCATCACCTCGTAGCAAATTGCGCCGCAGGCTGCGGAGATCAAACCGTTGAGAAAAAAGTCCCTCCATGTGAACGGTCTTCCCTCCTGGACCATTGCGAGGTACTTCAGCAGGCCGCACAAGCCGGCGAAACCCGTCGACGCCGCCATAGCCTGCAATTCGTTTATCACTTCCTTTTCGGGCATTCTCACCTCCACCAGTAAGTCGCTACGCAAACGCCTGCGCAGACAATGACGGGAAAGAGAAGATCAAGCTTCGCGTCCAAGGACCACTTGCGAACATCGAAGCCGCTCCACCACGGCGGCGTGCCTGCCTTTCTCTCGGCCTGCGCTACCTCTCTGCCAAAGTAGAAGCCCACAGCAAAGAGACCGCCCATTACGACCGCAGATAAAAGATCAGCCCCGAGGGCAGTTGCCATCAGGGCCGTCATCATCTGAGCCAGCAAAGCTAAGCCGGCATGAGCAAAATTACTTTCATTCATGGCAGACCTCCTCGAGCACAGGCCATTCAACCGTGAAAGGGAAGCCCTTCTGAACCGTGATATCGCGCAGTGCCTGACGGTACTTCTTGACCGCTTCAAGGCTCTTTGCCGTGATCGGATAGTCAGGCATCAGGAGGTAGTCCGTCTCAGAAAGCAGCTCATCACGCTTCAGACGAACCTCGGCCTCAGCCGCCTCCCGCTTCTCCTTCTCAGTCGGCTCAGGAATCTTCTCGACGTACCAACTTAGATCATCACCACGCGCCACGCGGTAGCCCTCTTCTTCGCCGAGGGTGCGAATCAAATTTCGAAGCTCGATGTCGTGGGTCGTCATCGAGTCGTGCGGGACCGACAGGCCGATGCACTCCGCAGCGCACGTCGGCTTCTTTTCCGTCGTCCACTTGCCATCGAGGCGCTTATAAACCACGGAGCCGTCGGGTTCACCCGTCCACGGGCAGACGTCAGTAGAGCTGGGGGCTTCGAGCCAGTCGCCGAAGTCATCGAGCATCCACACCGTCTCACCGAGGTAGTACCCGGCGGCGTCCCACTCATAAGCTGTTTTAAGGTTTGTTTCACTCATGGCTTTAACCTCAAAAAAAATTGCGGCTCTCACTCCGCAAGAAAAGAGATATGTCGTGACAGATAGTCACGGTTTGACTTTGCGCGTACATCCGTCCGGCACTAAGTCCTGGTGCCTGCGGATTTGCCACAAAGGCCGCGTCACCGATGTGACTCTTGGCCGGTGGCCGGAGATGGGTTTGAAGCAAGCGAGGCAAACGGCCCGTCAAAAGCGCAAGTCGCTCGGGCTGGATGACGCGCCGTTGGGCTATGTCTTTAGAGACGCCTACCGCCTGTGGTGTGACTTGAAGAAAGACCGGATCGTGTCGTACCGCGACGAAAAGCGAATGCTCGAACGTCATCTTCTGCCGGCGATCGGATCAAGGCAGTTGGACGAGATCACGGCTCCGCTCGTCATCCACGTGCTGAGCCCCGTACAGCAGTCGGGCAAGCAGGTGACACTCAAGCGCCTCGTCATGCGATGCCGCGAGATACTTGACCTTGCCGTATGCGCCGGATACATCCAGCACAACCCGATCGACAGACTGAATCGGATCTATGCATCGCCGACCGTTACGCCAATGCCATCCATTCCTTGGCAAGAGCTTGATCAAGCGATGAGCGTCATCTCCTACGCTCCAAGAAAGATTCAAATCGTCTTTCTCCTATCGCTGTGCTCGATGCTCAGACCGTGCGAGGTCGCAAAGCTTCGTTGGGACTGGATCGACGAAGACGTGCTTGTCATTCCGCCCGAAGAAATGAAAAAGAGGCGAGCGCATCGAGTGCCACTCACCTCTCAAATCCAAATGCTTCTTCATGAAGCCAAACAAATTTCCAAGCATCCGCGATCAGGGTTTATGTTCCCAGGTCGGGAAGGCTCCAAGCCCATGTCGTCTCAGACGCTTTCCAAGTACCTGCACACTACCGAGTTGCGTGGACGGCTCGTAGCCCACGGCCTTCGCTCAATCGCCCGCGGTTGGCTGGCGGATCACGATATGCCGTATGAGGCTTCCGAAGCTTGTCTTGCTCACCTGACGGGAAGTGCAGTCTCACGTGCGTACCAACGATCAGATTTCCTCGACGCAAGACGGGAGATCATGGCGCAGTGGAACGCGTACGTTTTTGACTGTGCCGTCAAAGCCGGCATCGTGCTTCAAACCACTTGATTTTCACTGAAAAGGCATTTGATTTGCCTCCATTTTTGACTGTGCTCGGCTCAGTGTGCTCATTTGCACAAGCCGCGGCATCAGTCGAATGCTTTTGACCAATCGGGCTTGACCGAACATAAGCGGTTCTTTCGTCGCAGTGTCCACGGGAAACGAAGTGTCTGGCGCGTTCTCTAGCGGTGGCACTGGCCGATCAAAGAGCGGCACGGACTGGGACGGTCAGAAGATAAACTTCTCGGCGTCCTCGTCTTCTGGCATCTACGGCAAGTCAAGTAGCGTTCAACCTACCTCGATCCGTTGCTTGGCAATCATCAAAACTTGATGATCGCAAGCGCCCGGAGAGACGGCGGCTGTACTGTCGATGACCCACCGTAGAGTGCAGAGCACCGAGAGGCATTGAAGCTACGAAGGTCTTCATAGTCGCCTCCGTTAGACAAGCCGCCATCAATCCGACCTTTCCCGTCGTTCGCGAAAGCCCCCGAGTTCCGGGGTCGATTGTCAGGCGAGCCTTGCGCGCGAAATTGGCCCGTGATGTTCGGTAACCCCGCTTCGACCGTTTCGCCGACCTCAGAAGTTGTCGTCGTCATCTCCAGGAATCGGCGATGAGCGTTCGGCAAGTTGAACGTTGTCTTTCCGTCGCCCTCACCGTGGCGAGTACCCAGCACAGCGAACAAGGCCGCATACGTCGTGCGGCTCACAGCCGCACCGTTGCAGACAAGATACCCAGAAGGCACATTCGTGCCATCGAAAGGCAGGATCGTGCCAGTCGGAACGGCGGCCTGAACGAGGTCGCGAACCCACTTCGTTGTGGCGGCGGAGTAGTCATTGCTATCCGCTGCCGGGTGGTGAGACGTAAAGACTTCGCCAACGTATGCCCCGTCGACCAAGCGCCAACGGGCAGTGATGCCGCAGAACGTTTCGCCTGTTGCATTCGCAGGACTGTTGACGCCCATCTGGATGTATGTCATGCCGTCAGTGCGTCTAGAGAACTCGATCTTCGCCAAGCGGTTCTTTTCGTTGCCAATCCCGTTTTTGTCATAGAACGGAATGTATAGGTACTGATTCGCCGTCGGATTCACCCCGCGCTCAATGCTTCCGCTCTGAAGGACATACGGCGAGTTGTGCCAATGGCCGCCCGCGATATCCGGATAGAGTCGAGAAGGAAAACGGACATCGCCACCGTTTGTGATTGTGACTTTCCTGACGTCAGCAGACGTATGGCTGTTGCAGTTGCTCGCCAAAATGATGTGGTTGTCCGACGCTAGGACAATGTCCTCTGCCGAGCGCTTCAGGGAATCACGAAAAGCCTTCATCTCTTCGTTGGCATATCCAGTTTCCCCCGAACAAATGAACGTAGCTTGATTAGCACCCGCAAGAATGAAGTCGTCTTGCCCATCTACTGTAGATTGAGATATATAGGCGACCTTTCGATTGCTTCCGAACATGTTCATCCATAAACCGTCGCCAATCGTTACATTGCCCGGCACAAAAAGGTCGCCTGCTTCAGTAATCAACATCTGCCAGTCTGTGGTGTTGGTATTCGACGCCTTATTCTCTTTGGACACAAACGAAATCTGAAAGGAATTCCTGTATCCGGCTACGACGAACGACCCCTCATTGGTTGCTTCGCACGAGAAAAGAGGAGCGAATGCACCATTCACTGCCGTCGAGTTGATAAGCGTTTGTCCATTTGCAGCACCTACCCAACTGCTACCGATAGCGGAACTCTTGATCGTCCCCGTCATGGTGTTCGTGCCGTCGAGCTTCAGGTAATTCTGAGCGGTGTATCTCGGGTCGAAACGCTCCCAGTCAGACCAATTTTCTTGACCTAGGTTTTGATCTGCAGTGCGATAGAACCATTCATAGCCTTGCATAACGATTTGGGTCTTGTCGCTACCGGTGCTCATGCCGAACTGAACGCCAACCCAGTCGCCGTTTAGCGCCGCGGCAGGAATTTCGGAAGTCGCGATTCCACTCAAACTGTCGAACAAAAAGCTACCTTTTACAGACTGGATGCTCGACAGCTTCTTGTACGCCATCGCGTTAAGCGGAACGTCCCCGTTGGCGGTGGCCGCAACACCGTCGACGGATCGAGCGACATTCTTACCGCCTACAGTAGCATTCCCCTTTACCGTCAACGTGCCACCGACACTTGAATTCCCTGTCGTGTCGACCGTGGTTGCATCAATGCCAGTAGCGGATACGGCCTTCAGCGTAGACTTGCCTGCAACATTGAGAGTGTTATTCAGCGTAGCAGCACCAGTAGCCGTAAGAGTGCCGCCAACCGAGGCATTCCCCGTCGTTGTGATAGTCGATGCACTGATGTCAGTCGCAGACATAGCTTTTGCAGTCGTCTTGCCGGCGACGGTCAGAGTGCTTTTCAGATTAGTCGTACCCGTTACGTCCATCGTTCCACTAACCGACGCACTCGCGAGAGACGCACCACCCTTGACAGTCAATGTCCCGCCCGCGGTAATGGCCCCGCCGGCAGAGATGGAGCCAGTGGCGGACACGCCTCCGGCCACAGTCATTCCTGCAGGCACAGCGTATCCCGTCAGAGCGGCGAGCGACTGCGCAGCGCTCTCAGGCGCGTTGGACGCACCAGTTCGAATGATTTTGCCTGCCGACTGATCGGCGACCAGAGTCTTCCAGGTACCGTCTGCGACAGCAACCTTGTCCGCAGGCATTTCGCCGACAGTCATGAACTCGGACGAAAAAAAAGCGCGTTCAGACGCGCTGTAGTAGTAAGCCATACCTATTTCCTAGAAGCCAACCGCAAGCCAAGCGACATTCGCCCCGCCGTTGCCGTCGTGCACAAGATCAAAGTTCCCTCGCGTCCGAGACTTCACGGACACGGCTAATGGAAGCGTCTCTGTCGACTCAGCAAGCACGACAGAGCACTTCTTCGGGAAAGCGACCGGGAAGAGAAGCTTCGTCGAGCCGTCTCGCGCTACCAAGCCCTTTCCCCACTGGATGATCAGACCGTTCGGCAAACGCTGATAGCCTGAGTCTTCGTGCGACTTCTGGAAAGCCGAAAGAAGCGCGAGAGGCGTCACGGCCTTCGTGTTGTCTTTTCCCGCCGCAACCTCTGCTGACGTTGCCAACTTAATGAGGCCCGTTCGGCCAGTCGTCGCTACGCGCTTCGACAAAGTAGCAGGCGTCACAACTCGAGAAGCATCCGCACCTGAAAGCACCTCGGCGTCAGTCGCCAGCTCGACAACGCCAAGCGTCGATGTCGTAGCAGGCGGATTGTGAAAGTTCGTATCGCCGAACACAATGCTCGTTGCGTCGAACGCCGAAGCAATGATGTCGACAGCGAGCAGACTCTGAGACTGAGACGCCTTCTGCAAAATCGGCACAGTCTGCGAGTAGACCGCAAAAAGCGTTCCCTTGTCGGTAAAAAGACCGATTTCGTAGACGGTGTAGCTGTCTGCGCTTGCGTCCAGAGCCGTGACATGAATCGTCTGATCCCCGACCGCGCCGCCTGATAGAGAGCTCAAGCGCTTGAACTCTTTCTTCAGCGCGGTCTGGCTATCCGTTGCCGTGTATTGACCCGTTCCGTAACCGATTTCCTTAATCAGAACAGGAGCCGTACCGTTGTGCTCTGCATTGATGATTTCTGCCAGACCTGCCGCGGTGATCACGATGGTGTCTGTAGGTTTTGACATAGTTCTACTCCTAAGCGTTTAGCGCCTGCGCCACTGCGGCGTCGATGGCGGCCTTGAGCGCGGCCGGCGTTATGAAAACATTCGTCGCCACACCTGCGATCGCCTCCTCGTTGCTTGCCTTCAGCCCAGCAAGTGCAGCAGGCGTCAAAAACTTTTTGTTTTCCGTACCAACCTTAGCTTCCGCGACCGTGCAAGCCCTTTCGTCGACGAGCGTCTTTGCTGTTGCAGGCGTCACGGCCGCGTCCGAAACAACGCCTTCAGCGGCCTCGGTCGGCGATGCGATGCGAATCGCACCTGCGGTGTCTTCAGCCGCAATCGGCACGATACCGACAAGCGAATCTGCAAGCTGTTTTGGCGTAACGGCCTTGTCCGTTGCAGTACCGGCTCGGATGTCTTCGTCACTGGCAACTTGAATCAAGCCTCGTCGAGACACGTTCGCCTCAAGCGTACGAATACTCTTGGGCGTTATGAACGAAGTATCGTTCGTTCCTGCGTCAACAGCTTCCGTTGTCGATTTGTAGGTCGAGAGAAGCGCGGTCTTCATCGTTGCAGGCGTGATCGCCTTTACCGCGTCCGTTCCGGTCTTCGCTTCAGCATCCGACGCAAGCCGGATAATCCCAGTTCGCGCAGTCGTAGCTGTTCGCTTCGACAGCCCATCAGGTGTCACAACTCGGAGCGTATCCGTGCCGGCGATCACTTCATCAGCTGTTGCGAGCTCAACGATCCCCGGGCGAATTGTTGTTCCTGCTGTGAACTGATACGTCACGTCGCCGAACGTAATCGCCTTAGCCTCCGCTCCGACAATCTTCAAGTCAAACGCGAGAAGTGCAGTGGCGGCCGCAGTCTTCTGGATGATAGGCGTCGTCTGAGAAGTCACGGCAAAGAGCGTACCGGTCGACGTAAAGATGCCGACCTCAAAAGCCTCATACGTCACAGCGTCGGCATCACGTGCAGCGACATGAATCGCGTTATCTCCTGCCTGACCGCCTTCGATGATTCGAAGAGTCTTGATCTGACTCTGCAACGCCGTCTGCGCCTTCGTCGGCGTGTACTTGCCTGAGCCTATGCCGATATGCGTCAGCTCTACGGCGTTTGTCCCAGTTTCAGAGACGTTGATCAGCGCCTGAAGCCCTGCCGTTGTCAACACAAAATCCATCGTTTACTCCTATTTCGCTACGCCGATAAAGCAATGCTCAGTCAGCGTTCTAAACGCAAGACTCACGTCCAGCGTCGATATGTACTCGGTGTTTGTCATCAGCTCTGACCTGATACGCGCATACGCCACCGGGCGCACGGAGCCGTGCCACCCGATTCGGCCAAGGAGGTTCTTGACGACAACGAAGTCAAAGTGCGATCGCACAGGCTTTGCGTCATTGATCAGAGCGATCAAGTCTTCCTGCATCTCGCTCTCCAGCGTCCCGTCGATCTGGCCGAGGGAGGCATAGATCGTGAAGGTGTGCGGCGTGCCTTTCGGCGTCTGCTCCCACCATTCCTTGATCGTCGCCGCAGAACCAAGAGCCTCAACAGCCTCCTCAACGGCCTTTCGCGTTCCCTTCTTTCGCTTCTCCTGAACAACCTGTTTGACGATCGAACGCTTCAACTCGATCGGCCACGAGTCGCGCCAGACACTTGCGTCCCACGAGTACGCAAGATGATCAAGCTGATCAGACGTCAGCTTGTCGATACTCACGTAGATCGACGGGAGATCGAGGACATTCGTCATCTCGAGGAGCGGAACATCGAGCGCCTTTGCCGCTGACGATACGTCGGGATCTTTGGAGATCGAATCGGGAACGACGTCAAGCAAGCCGCTTTCTACGAGTTCCTTACTCATCCTTCAACCCCTTGTAGTTAATCTGTACCCCCGTACACTGGGCGACCTGACTCCTCGTCAAAGCCTTAAAGCCGGTAGGCTGCATCGTCGTGTCGATGCGGCAAGCGCCGGCGGACACAACCAGCTGAGTCAGTTTTTCAGGCGTTATGTCTCGACCAATCTTCGACTGCTGCCAAGTCCGATACGCCTCAACGGCCTTCTCGACCGACGCCTTGATCTCTGCGGCCTTGTACTGATCTTCTTTCGAAATCCAGTAGTCGACCTGAATCTCATAGTTCACAGCGGCGGGCGAAAGCACTCGGACATAGTCTGTCAGCGGCCGAATCTCGCCATCGCGCAACCTGGCTTCGATCTGCTCGAGCGTCTCGCGAGATGGAAGCTCACCGCCCTTAAGAAGCGCATAGACGTCCACCTGTCCGGGCGTCGGCGAGTCAATGCATACGTCGATGATGGCCGAGCTCACGCTCTTCGCATGGAAGATATACGCCTTCTCCGGTCCCGCGACGCTGAACGAATTTGGCGCTAGGCGGATGCGGTTCGCATAGTCAAGGTCACTCTCGGCGGATGCGCCGCCAGACGTGATCGTGACGTTCTCGGCCGATGCGACGAAAGTCTGCGGCTTGACGATGACGTTGATCTGTCCGGCCAAGAAGTCGTTGCCGGCAGGACCGGAGCTCGTACACTCCGCCTGCACGTCACCAGTCAAAGATCCGACAGGGATATCCAGATCCTGAGTAGTAGCAAACGTCACCGTGCCGTTTGTCACCTCAGTGCCGGATGGAATTGTCACGACCTCGCCTAGCGCTCGCGAAAGCGTGAATCGCATTGTCGTCACGGCCTTGCTCTCCGCCAAACGCTCAACGTTCAGCAGAAGCCCTAGCGCATCGAGATAGCTTCCTTGCGCATAGGACAACAAGTTCTGCTTCGCGGCCGCGTCAATTGCGCTTCTCTGCGTCACGATAATGGCCGTGAGTGACAAAAGAAAAAGGCGAACAGGATCACCCGCCGCCAATGTTCTTCCGCTGGCCTTCTCGAATGCGGTGATGATTTCAGCCTCTAGCGCCGTCGCATCCGTCGTCAGAAAACTGATGTCCTTCAGCCCCCATCTGGGCAATGTTTCTGCCATCACTCACCTCCTATTTGTACAGTCACGATCGGCTTCAGCACGCCGTCCATTGCGCCTTCAACATCCTCTGCGAAATCAACGCTGGTCACCTTTGCTCTCGGCTCATATCGCTCAATGGCGTCTATCACCTCAGAACGCATCAGCATCTTTGCAGCGGGAAGCGACTGGTCTACGTTGTCCCACGAAATACCGAAGTCGCGGTCGAGCGGAACGGAACCCTTGCGCGTGGCAAGAATTGTTCGAACGTTCTGCAGGATCTCCATCACGCCTTCTGGCGCAAAGTCAACGTCAATGCTTTGCTGACCTACTCGATACTTAGCCATCACCGACCTCCTTGAGCGTGATCGTCACGGATCCGCTAACGGGGATGCCGAGATTCGTATGTTCCTTGCGGTCTTCCGAAACGGACTCAATGACAAACTTGCCCAAGTAGTCCGGGCCGATCAAAAGCCGCTGCGCTTTCTTCTTCTCCATCAGCATCTGCAACCCCTTCAGAACCGCAATCGGCGGCATACCGAGAAGCGAGTTGAGTTGAATCGTGAAGCTCACCGACGCTAGACCTGGTCCGACATATTCGACAACCGGCTTCTTACCTATCACTTCGTGCGTAGCCCACCGCGTCGAACGCTCGACCTTCAAGTCTTTGAAAGTCAAACAGACGGCCGAGGAGGTCACGAACGGAATATTTCCAAACAGTCCAGTCACACCGGCCATAGCGCCTCCGACACCTCGTAGGCATATGCCAGAGTCCAAAAAGCAAAGCATGTGGCGACAAGCACTAGCACTACACTCATGGACAACGCGAACGCCCATCGCAAAATCTTGATTCCCATCGTCGGCCTATCCTTTTGAAACAGCTTCTTCATGAACTGAAAGAAGTTTTGCGGTAAAATATCTTTCATTGATCTTTCATACCTTTCGATCAAAAAAAAGCCCCACGAGGATTGCGCTCTTCGTGGGGTTTGTCTTTTTATGTTTGTCGTATCAGTGCGGCCCGCTCGTTTCACCGTGCGGCGCAGTGTGAGTGTGAGACATCACGCTGATGCCACCCGCGACAACGTCCTGAGAAGCATTCATGGAGCCTATCAGCTCGATGTTGCCCGTAGCCTTGACGCCACTGCCGCCAGAGACCGTGAAGCCGCCAGCGCCCGTAATGAGGCCGGTAACCGAAAGCGTTTTCTGAATGATCACGTCCCCCGTGAACGTCGACGTCGGAGAGTTGACCGTAAGCGAGCTCGAGGCGTTAACCACAGCATCCGTGCAGTTGACGGTGATCGTCTCAGGAACCGTTATCGTCCCCGTCCGGCGGTTGTAGACAATCTCTGTCCCCTCGATCGTCATCGTCAGCTCATGTGCTTCTCGGTCGTAGCTGAACCGTGTGCCGTCTTTGAATACGACTGTTCGCTTCTCCGGGCTCGACTCAGGCGGCTTGACCTCGCCGGCATAGAAAGACCCAAGCACAATGCCGTCTTCATCACCTCCTCTTCGGAAGGCCACGACCACGTCTTCGCCAATATCGGGCATCTGATAGTCGTGGTTGTCATACGTGCACCGCTGCATCACCGGCAGATCGTATGAGTTAAGACTGTCGTCATCGTCAAAGACAACACGACACGTACAGGCCACAGGGTCGATCGATACGACTTCGCCGATTCTGATGCTGTCCGATTCCATGGTTAACCTCAGTATTTGTTGTTCACGCGACGGACGTTGATCGACGTCGTGTAGCCGGAGCCCGATACGCTATGCGTTGCGGACTCGACGAAGAACCGCCCGTCAAAACTTCCGAAGCCCTTGACCTCTACGACAACACCCGCGACGAGACGCGTATCGCCGACCAGCGTCATCGAGCCGGTAAGCTTTCGCAAGTTCAACTTTCGAAGCGTCGCCTTGGCAAGCCTCTCAGCTTCCGCCCTCGAGGTCACGCGCTTCTTCAGCTTGTACTCCTGCCCGTTGTCGTCGGCATCCGGATCAATGTAGACGTACGTGTTGACAGCAGGATTCTTCCTCGCGTTTGAGCTGTCGATCTTCTCCAGATCGATGTTGTACTTGGCCGGCGGATTGGTGCTCGGCTTTTCGAGATCGATGTTGTAGCCGCCGGCTGACTTGCGAATCTTCTTCTTGATGTCGCGCCACGACACAACGCAGCTCTTGTATGTCTCCGACTGCTCATTCTGAAAGTCCCATGAAAGTATGTCGGCCTTCCCGAGCTCGAGCGTGCAAATCGGATCCATCTTCTCGAATCGCGTCTGGTCGAAGATCACGATCGTGTCGTCCGTCACCTTGAGCGAGAAGCCCGCATCTCGGCACAAACGCGTCAAAAAAGCCAGATCGCTTTCGTCCTTTTGGTCGAGTCGATCGTACTCTGGATCCTCCTCTGTTTCGAAGATCAGTGAGATCTCGGCCTTTTTCGCGATCTCGGAAGCAATACGCTTGAGCGTGTACTTCTCCCAAGCCTTACTCACCAGCCTGCGACGAATTGGCGCTTTGAGCGGCACAGACACGGCGAGAATCTCACAGATCCGTGGCGAACCGCTCGCGCGCATGGAGTCGACGTAGAACTTTCCGCAGAAAAGCTTTTGCTTAGATACGCCAATGCTCTGGATGTAGGCTCTGATCGTCTCACCTGCATCCGGTCGCCATGACCCCGCCCATTTGCCCGTCTCGTCCTTAAGCGTCAGCGAGATTTCATCCGCCTGGTCGGCCTCCTTGTCGCTGTACGTAAACGAGAGAAGATCGGGCACAACCTCCTCAGTCGCGTCGGTCTTCTCATCCGTAAAGAGAAGCGTCAGCTTTGTGATTCGCGGGTCAGTCATTGCCTCTCCCTCTCTTCCACGACGGCAGATTAGGCTCTGCCAACTTCGAATCTTCGACAACAGGAACATTTAGTTCAACGCCTGCAGAGAAGAACACAACCTTGCGGTGCTCGAGGTTGGCCGCGATCAGCGCATCGATGAAGTGCTCATCGCCGTAGACCTTCTTTGAGATGATGTCCCACGTGTCCATGGACGTCGTTACGTACGTAGTCATTTATGCTCTCCTCATGCAAGGGCAAGCCGACGACGATCGGCCTCCATGCGCTCGAACTTTCGCTCAAACTCGCGCATGCTTTCATCTGTAGCCTTCTTGACGGCATCGTAGGCATCTGCGCCTCCGGTGACGTTGATAACAGGCGAGTAGTTAAAGACCGACGGCTGATTGTTGGCCGCGCCACCGATCGCCGGCAGTGTCGAAAGCGGCATTACGGCTTCAGGCTCACTGCCTTCTCCGATCATGGCAAGCGTCGGAGAACTGACCACGCCGCCTTCTGCCAGCCTCGGAATCTCAGGAATGTTGAATCCGATGGTGCCGCCGCCGAGCATTGCCGGCAACTCGATGTTGAGAGCGTTCAGCTTCGACAGAGCGCCGTTCACCATGCCGATGACGCCGTTGATCGGTGCCTTGATCAGCCCGCCAAGGCCGTCGAAGATCTCGCCAAACTTAGCGCTAACCTTTGACCAAGCCTCGCCCCAAGTTCCGAAGAACGTGCTACCAATCCAGCTTGTCAGATTCGAGAAGTAGCTCTTTACCGCCTCGACCTTCGACTGAACGTAATCAATCGATGTGGTCACGAAGCCTGCAATGCCGGGGAACTTCGTTGAGAACGCCGCCCACAACTCGTTAACCTTCAGCTTGACTTCGTCAAAATTCTTGTAGAGCGCAATGCCGCCTGCAACAAGCCCGGCTAGAGCCATCACGGCTAGACCGACAGGACTGGTGAATGCGGCCTGGATCGCAAAACCCAAACCCTTCACCAGCACAGCCGTTGCCTCGGCCGCAACGCCCGCAGAAACGCAAGCGATCTTCCACGCGATCATGGCTGCACGGCTTGCACCCCAAGCAATGCCCGTAAGCGCTTTCCCGGCAAAAGAAAAGGCACCTCCTAAGAGACGCCCCGTCACCGCAAGCCCGCGGCCTACCGCCGTTGTCAGCTTCATCGCTGTTGTGCTGAACGCGCATATTCCGCGCCATGCGCTCATGGCCGCCGTGGCTGCCCCGAGAACGCCGCCTACCACCCCGACGGTTGCCGAAAGTGCGCCGTAAACCACAACAGCTTTAAGCCCGGCTTTTATGAGGCCTGAATGCTCTTTAACAGCTGAAGCGACCTCCTCCGCAAACGACCCCAACTCTAGCGCGCCCTCACGGATCGGTCCCAAGAACTGATCGCCAAAAGAGCGTGCCACAAAGTCTGCTGAGTTTTTCAACAATTGCAGCGAGTTTGAGGTCGTAGCCGCTCTTGCCGCAAACTCCTTATCCATTGAGCCTGCAGTTTTTGTCGCATCTCCAACAAGATCAAAATTTCCTCTCAGCGCTTCAATGTTCTGGAGAAGCGGGCCAATGGCCTCGCTACCCGTTTCACCGAATAGCACATTGAGATACATCGTGCGCTTGTCTTCTGGGATGTTTTTCTTGAGCCCATCAAGAACGCGTAGGATTGCCCCAGGAGCATCTTTCTGCAGATCCTTTTGAAGCTGTTTAACATCGCCAATTCCGATATTCGCAAACGCCGCCTGTTGCTTGTCAGACAGCTGTGCACCCTTTGCCAAAGTGCCCATGAATGCCTTCATGCCGGTAGCCGCGGTTTCGCTAGACGCTCCGGAGGCGATCAACGAAGTCGCCAACGCCGCCGTTTGCTTTTCAGACAAGCCCGCGACTTTGCCCAAAGCACCATAACGCTGAATAGCATCACCGATCTGACTTGCCAGAGCGGCATTGTTATTACTCAACCCGTTCACCGCATCAGCGAGAGCGTACGTCTCCTGGACGCTCAGCTTCATACCGCTTTGCCACTTCGACATCATCGTGCCTGCCTGCTCTGCGGTCATGTCGAACGCAACAGCCATCTTTGCGGCCTGCTCCGTGAAGCCGAGCAAATCCTTCTGCGCAACGCCGGCACCGGCCGCAGCAGCCGCAATCTGCGCAAGGCCGTCGGCGCTCATCGGGATCTTCAAGCTCATTCGCTCAAGATCACGCTTCATCCGCTCAAGTCCTTCAGGCGTGAAATCGGACACTTTGGCCAAGTCGGCCATCGCATCTTCCATCTTCATGGATGCCTGCACTGGACCTTCCATTACAGATCTAATCGTGTTTGCGGTATTCGAAACAGCAGACGCCGCACGTCCGAAGCCTACCTTCGCCGCCATCACGCCAGCACCTGCTTTGGCAAAGTGCTCTAGCCCCTTAGCGTTTGCGTCGATCTTACGCTTCGTCACGTCTATCTGGTCGCCAAGTTCTTTTTGTCGCTTCTTCAGCGTGACGATGCTCGACTCTGCAGATGCAGCCGCACCGGGAATGCGATCAAGTTTTCGCTTCTCCGCCTCAAGCTTTACCGAGCAGCGCTCAACTGCATCCTTCGCCTTCTGGTGGGCGACCGTCATCTTCTTAGTCGGCACGCCAACACGAGACATCTCAGACTCGAGATCGTCCAACTTCGCCTTCGCCTGTCGATACGCCGCGGACGCCTTCAACACCGCCTTGCGGTGATTGACCAACGCGCCCACCTGAGACGCCTCGGCCTCGAGCTCGGACAGCTTCGACGAAAGCCCCCCGACTAGTCCACCGGCAGAGCTGAAGGCCTGTGGCAAGCTTGAGGCCAATTTACCGGCGATCTGAAAAGTTAAGCTATGCTCAACACCAGCCATTTTTCACCTCCACCAAAAAAATAAGCCCGCCGATAAAACGACGGGCATCCTGCAACGGCTCCGTTGCTTGCGGGATCACCAAGTAAATCCAAACATCCAGCCAACGAGCAAAAAAAGCGGAATGATGACCAACGCCAACTTCATCGTCAGCAGAGTAAGTTTGACGTATTGGACTACGTACGAAACCGCGCAGACCAAAAAAAATCGAGGCGCGAAATCAATAGCAGTCTGAATTTTTTCTTCGGTGCTGAACTCAACACTTTGCACTTTATCCAGGTTCGTGTCTTTATTCTTCATAACGCTATTAAGAATAGGGAGTATCGCCTTTTTCATTCTATCGCCATTTACCGCTTTCGCCTATCCTGCTCTTCCTGATCTTTCTGGACAGCGCGGTTCCACGCCCCCAGCTCAACCAAAGGCAGCGCCATCCAATCGAGCACCGATCCGCCCGTATACGACCGCATGCGCAAGCAGACCTGCATCAGCCGCTCCTCAGGGTCAAAGTTTCCCCTGAGGCCTATACGAGCAAAAAACCTGCGGCCAGTGTAGAAACCGTTAGGTAGTCCTTGGCGGGCAGGCCTTCCATAAACTCAATCGGCTGATCAATGGCCTTGGCCGCCAGATAGACGCAGAAGTCCATGTCGGCCTGCATGATGTTGCCGCCTGCAAAATTGCCGGAGCGAATAAATTCCCGCTTCGCCTGGGACACCTGGCGACCCGTCAGGCTTTCGAAATCAATCTCGAGCTCGGTGTACTCCTTGCCCTCGAAGTTGTACGGCTTAGTCAAAGCGATCTTCATATCAAACCCTTAAAGAAAAAAGCCGGAAGAGCGAACCCTCCCGGCAGTGCTTAATTACGCGAGGCCAAGATCCTTGCGGACAGTTTCGAGCATGTCCTCGTCGCCGATCTTGCAGACATAGTTGAACTTGTCGATCTCCATAACGCTCTTCCCGTCAAGGTAGAGATTGAGATAGGAGACCTCAAGTTCTGTTTCGCTGTCGGTCGTCGAGCCCGTCTCAAAGGAGCCGAGGTTGATCGACTTCGGCAGAGCCTTGAGCGCAAGTCGAGCAGGCACGGTCTTGTACTTGCCGCTCGCAGCTTCGTAGACCTGCTGCGAACCGCGGATGTCAAGCGTATGAGACTTGAACGCCGCAAGCTTCACAGCATTCGGCTCAATCGTTCGCCACTGAAGGGATACCGTCATAGAGCCGAAATGCCCCATGATCGGCGTATCGATCTCGCCGGCAATACCTGCGCCGCTAACCGTATCAGTCATCGGTTCAACGTTCGGCAGCGTCACGGTAGCAGTCCCGAGGCAGTCGTTTCCTTCGCTGTACACGCGGAAGGCGACGAGGCGCTCAGGCACATTATTCGTTCCAGCCATATTTCACCTCATTAGTTGTAAAGCGTGGTCAGGTTGTTCACGTCGTACTCGAGCACGAAGTCAATTTCACGTGCCGGAGACGGCGGCGTCACATAGACGTGGAAGCAGAACTTCCCGTCCATCATGCTCGTAACCGGGTTCTCTGACTCGAGGAACTCGACTCGACCACCGAGGATGTACTGACGCGCGGCTAGGCCGTTGAGCCAGACATTCGCGGACAGGATGACCGTGTCGATCAGTCGACGGTTGGCAGGTGCATCAAGCTTCTGCCAGAAGGTCTGCGTCAGCGTATTGCCAATCCAGTTGAACATTCGACGGATGCAGATGAAGGAGTCCTTCACGTCCGTCGTCGCCGGATAGGCCGCGGTTCGGTTGCCCCAACACTTCCAACCGCCCATGAAGTTGAGAGCGGTCACAACGCCCTGACCGTTCAGGTATTCGCCGTTGTCCGGACCGAGCCAAACTTCCGTGCTGTCTTCGAGAACAGCCGCGGTCATCTTGAAGCCCTTGTTGGACGGAGAAACATACGGCGTATCGTCGTTTTCAGCGTCAACCTTTGCGAGAAGCGCCATGAGCTGAGAGCTCATGTTGTAGACCGTGCCATCAAGAGAGACCATGGGCCAACAAGCGACCTGCATGCGATCGGTAATGTTGTTGTCGGTCTTCCACTTCGCAACATCCGTGTAAGCCTTAACCTTGTCGGTCGGAATGTCGATCAGACAGATGGCACGGAAGTAGTCGTTGATGCTCGTTGCCTTGGCGGCCATCACGGCTGCCACCTCGGGCTTGCTGGAGAACCCCGGCGCAACAATCGTGCCCGGCACAATGCCAAAGCGCGGGAAGCACTCGTCGACAAGCTCGAGGCCGCTCTTGTTGCCGGAGACGTCAACACCGCCGACAATCGCGTCTTCTTTAACGGCGGTAGGATCAAGCTTCTGCGCGGCGAAGGTAAGAGCCTCTCCGGTCGTGCACTTGAAGGTGCCGCCAGGCTCGGTAAGAGAAGCTACGACAAGGTTGCCGTCGCCGTCGAAAGACAAGACATAGTCCGTATCCTTGACGTAAGCAGAAGCGCTCGACGGAGTAATCGTCACAGAGTCGGGGAGAATGCCCGCTTCAGCGACCACAGCCTGCCCGGTCTTAGCGTCAAGCGTAACGGTCTGCGTCGTAGCTGTGGTCTTATGCGTCTTCTGATCGAGCACATTCACAAGAATGATCGGCGAGACGGCAAAAAGCGCAAACTGCGACTTGATCGCTTCGCAGAGCGTAAAAGCGTGCTTCTTGACGCCCCCCTGCTCAGCCGGCGGAACATAACCGAGTGCGGCCACAGCTTCGTCGTAGGAATACGCCAGAACCGGCTTATTCACGCAGGTCGGATCCGTCATGTTGACAGGAGCCGTGCCAAAAACGATCGGGATGGCCGCGGACACCTCGACCGGAGGAAGCACCGTAGTCGGCACTTCAGAAACGATAACACCATGCTTATAGGCCATCGTCAGATCTCCTTCAAAATTTGCTTGGAAAGTGTATTCATCAGGTCACCCTGCTTCTGAACGCGTTGACGCGCAGCGGCCAACTCGCCCAGACAAACAAAAAGCCCGCACAGCGACGGGCTCTTATCTCTGAGTTCCTGAATATGCGGCGGATAGCCTCCGCGAAAAACCGTGTATCGCTTCAGCACACCACCGGGCAGGTCTGGACCGACGTAAATCATCGGGATCTGCACCTTCGTTTTTCTAGCCATCAATAGCCCTCCACGCCGCTTACCTGTACGGGCGAGCGGAACGTCCAATGAGTCTCCATGTCCAACTGGTAGTAAGGGAAAGGCTGCTCGGCAGGAAGCGACCAAGTCACATCGCCTCTAAGCTGATAGCGCTCGTCGAGAATCAGACCGGGAAGGCTCATCAGCTTCAGACGGATGCGCTCCATCACGTTGAGGCAGTGCTCATGACCTTCACGCGCCGAATCGACGCCGTTAGGGCAGTACGCGCCGACAACAACGACAACCGTCACGGACGTGATGTCCTGATTGCTGGAGCCGTTCTCGGCACGGACCAACACGAACGGAAAGTCATCTGACTTGCCTGCGCGCTTCGGCGGCAGGTAGTTGTTGACTACCTTCGGCTCTCTCAGCTCCTTCGACTCGGTCGGCAAAAGCAGATCTTTTACCGCCTCACCGATCAAACCTCGAAGAGCTCTGCAAAGCTCGTTTTCGACCATTCAGGCCTCCTATTTTTTGAGCAGAAACTCAGTCTCGTGAGTCAAACGCTTCTCGAAAATCTCCTGAACGCGCTTCTGAACGCTTTCACTGACGCCCTCGTTTCCGCCCATCTGGGGGACCGACGGACCGGAAACCTTCTGGACCTTATCGACCTTGTACTTCTTGCCCGAATGACGTCCCTTTGACGCGTGGATCTTCTCGCCTGTTCGCATGTAGATCGCATGCTTCCCGGTGCCCCATCCACCATCCCAGGCAAAACCAGTCTTGAAAGCGCCACCACGACCTTTGTAGATCGCAACACGAATCTTCTTCCGATCGGCACCTGTCGTGCTCTTTCCTTCCGGATCGTGCGCAAAATGCCGAGCGGACAGCGGTTTACCCTTCGCGTTGACGCTACCTTCAAGGCGGCTCATTGAGGCACGGGTTACGCTGATTGCGTCGCTGAGGGCTTCGCGATTGACCGTGTAGGTCTTGCGAATGCCTTTCGTCAACGCAGTCTTTCCTGAAGTCAAAGACCGATTGATCGAGCGCATTACCGCCTTCTCCAATCCACCCTCGACGTTTCGAAGCAAAACCTTCGCGTCATTCAGCGCTGTGCCGCTGCTGCCGTCCAAAGAAATCAAGACGCTCATTGGCTCACCTTCTGACAAAGCATCACAAGTACGCCGTCTTCATCAGAAACAGACCGAACGTAATACTCGTGGCCGTCAATGACGATCAGCTCGTCTTCGACAGGAGCAGGGTCCATGTCTTCAGTTCGTACATACACCTTCAGCCTGTTGACGAATACGCCGATTCGGTAGCCGTCGTCATCCTGCGTCTGAATCACATCAAGCAAGGCAACAATGCGACGGCCTTGTATCTCGTGCCACTCCGCGAAGATGCGCGGATCAAGAAACGTCTTTGAGACGTCTGCCTTGAACTGCTTCTTGTAGTCAATCGCCATCGGACACCTCCGGCATGTCGGCGAAGGCCGCATCAATGCCGGAGCGCTTGGGCTTCCTTGTGGTAGCAGCCTTCTTCTGCTTGACCGACGGCGGAATTGGCTTAGCCGTTTCGACAACACCGCAGGCGCGGGCAAGGCCAGCACCAACAAGTGCATCGGCCATCGCATCGTCTGCGTCAACGATCTCGCCGGTGGCGTATCGCGTGCGCTCGTACAAAACGCTCTGAAGAATTTCGATTTGCATCTTTCCCTCCAAGAGGGAGATGGCGAACCACCTCCCTCACCGTTTATTAGGACTAGGACAGGCAGTTGATCAGGTGGAAGCCGTTGACCTGCTGAATGACAGGGAGCGGACGGCTCTTGATCTGAACCACTCGACCGGAGGGGTTGGCTCGCTGAACCCAAGAATCAGGCACGCGAGCACCTTCGTAGAAACGCACCTGCTCGTCGCCGGCAAGCGCGACAACGCCGTAAGCGAGCATCGTCTTCGTGTTCGGAGACGCGAGCAGGCAGGCCTTTTCGGGCACCATCGGGTGCTCCTTGCCGGCTTCGTCGATGTACCACTCGTCGTAAGAGTAGATGTCCAGATCAACCTCATTCAGGTGACCCATGTAAGACACGCCGTTCGGCAACTCCTGAGGCTTGACGAAGCCAAGATCGACACGACGATTGTCGAGCACCTGGTCGGCAATCAGCTTTTCCATAACGACGTCGTATGCCTTGGATCCGAGGATCATTTCCCGAGGCGTAAAGCCGCCGTTCTTGACCATCGTGCGCTTGATTGTGCGAAGGTCGGCAAGAATGTCCTTTGCCGTTACATCAGTGGCGTCCCACTTCTTCGTGAGAGTCGTCGTCGGCTTTTCGCCTTCACCAATGCTGCCCCAGAAGTCGATCACTTCGTCGTAGCCCTCGCCCTTTACAGTCACCTTGCCGGTGAAGAGCGCTTCGGCGCACATGGCTTCTTCGCGACGCGTGATGATGTCGTCGAGCTCAGAAAGATCGCGGCCGAGAATTTCGGCAGCACGTTCGCTCGGAGACTTGCCGGAGTAGATAGTCTCGCCCGGAAGGCGCTTGAGCATGTCTTCAGCAGTCGTGACGCGCATCGGAGAGAGTTCCGGCGCTTCGAAGCTGTACGTCGCATAGCCTTCGCGCTCGAGCACGATGCCGCCGACCTTCGGGTTGACGAACGGAGCGATCTTGCGGCCGCCCATGCCAACGATGTCGAAATCAATCTTCTGCGTGTTGAACGTCGGACGATAAGCGAAGTAGCGATCGCGAAGCCAAGTGTGATTCGACTTCTTACCGGCCTCGATCATGCCCAACATGGTGCGGGTAGTAAACATATCCATAGCGTATTTCTCCTTAGATGGCCGGCTTGAAGAAGATGCAGACCTTGCGAGCGGAAGCCTTGAAATCGCTCACGAGGGCATCGTTGTCAGGCTTGAAGCTGAGAGCGTTTTCGTTGAATTCACCGGTGAGATAAACGGCGGCCTCAACAGCGCCCTTCGTCGTATCAACGTCCTCAGCGAGCACTGCATAGACCTCGGAAACCGTGGTCTTGCCGGCGTTAACCGTGCAGAGCGTACCCGTCGCATCGAGAAGGGCACCACGCTTGAGAGCACCCTGCGAAGCCTTCACCGTCATCGCATCGGCGACTACCGGCATCATCTGAGACGCGGCAAAAAGGTTGTCTGCCGTCGTCGTGTACTTTTCCTGTGCGAGCATAAAAACTCTCCTTACTTCTTTTCGAAACCGCGAGCACCAGCGGCGATGATTCGATCAAGCGCCTCCTGATTGACTTCGCCCGGAAGATCGACACCGTGAAGGTTTCCTGCATCTTCAGTAATGCCGTTCAGGCAATCGGCGTCTTCCGCCGTGTCCGTGATTCGACGCTTGCCGGTTGCCTTTTCGGCCTTGACGATTGCGACGGCCAACTCCGCCCCCGTCATCGTCTTTTCGCCGTACTTGGCTTCAGCGACAAGCTGCTCGTAGCCGGGAAGGGCACAGTCTTCAATGTCCTTCATTCGACTACGCTCGGCCTTTGCGCCTTCATCACGTGCTTCCTTGCGGATCGCCTCGACTAGGTCGGGGTAGTCCGCCTTCAAAGTTTCAAGATCCATACGGACCTCCTTATTGACTGCGGCCGCCTTAGGCGTTTCCGCTTCGAAAAAAGCCTGAGGCATGCCGCTGAAATACTTCGCTTCAACCTTCAGGCCGTTCATGTTGACGAAGCCGCCGACGGCAGAGTTGTGCACCTTAACCGTTTCGTCGACCTCATCAGCCAAGCCGAACGCCACTGCCTCTTCAGCGTTGAAGTAAGTCGTCGCGTTCATCTTTTCTTTAATCTCTTCGACCGAGCGCCCGGACTTCTCGGCATAGATGACGACGATGTTGTCTTCAAGCTTCTCCATGTCGTCCGCCATCTTTCGCATGTCGTCCGTGTCGCCCCAGACACCGGAGCTGACCTTGTGGATCATCATCATCGAACCCTTGGGCATGATGACCTTCGCGTTCGGCACGCTCGTGATGATCGTGGCCGCGCTCATGGCCGCGCCATCGATGCGGAAGGTGATCGAGCCCTTGTGCGCCTTGAGAAGCGAATAGATCGACAAGCCCGTGTACACCGCGCCGCCAAAGCTGTTGATCGAAATCTCAAGATCCGCAGCCTCCGGGATGCGACGGAAATCCTCAAGAAACTCAGCTTCGTTGAAGCCTTTCCCCCACGGATCATCCTTAGAGCCGCCGACATACCCGAACAGGTCGAGTTTTGCGACCTTGCTCGTATCGTCGCTCTTTACGTTCCAAAACTTATTCATCCTTTTCCTCCTTCTCCTCTTCCACCGGAAGTGTGCCGCCCGCTGCATTCAACCCTGCGGACTTCAAAAGCGCTTCCTCTCGTGCGCGCGTCCGCACAATTGAATCCATCCGCATGCCTGTCATCTCAGCCGCCTCACGACTGATCGTCGAGAAGCCGTTCTGTACACGAATGACAGCGGCATTCGCTTCTTTCAGGGGATCGAGCTGACCCTGTGCATCGCCGTGCCATTCAGCGCCTGACCAAGCCGCGCGAATTGCAGGATCGGCAAAGAAGCCCGGTGCATTAATGCGTCCCTTGCTGACCGCCTCCGCCAGCCACTCTTCGTAAACCGGCTGACAAAACGAACTGACGAGCCATTCCCTTCGCATGCGGAACATCTTCCACGCCTCGAGCAGCGCGGCTCGGCTGGCCGAGTAGCTAGACGTGAAATGTTTCAGCAACAGTTCATACGGAATCTCGAGCGCCGCGCCGATGTGCCGACATACCGCCTGCACATATCCGTCAAACGCCACACTCGGGCGCTTCGGATCGGCAATCTCCACCTTCTCGCCTTCGGCAAGCCGCACAATCGCGCCGTTGCCGAGCTCGTATGCCTGCGGATCGGGATCGATGCGCTGCATGGCGGGAAGGCCGCCACCGCCGCCGAAAAGGCCGCTCTCGTCAGGCGAAGGCGTCGTCACGAAAACCGTGAACATGCCGCTGATCACTGCGGCCATCAGCTCAGCATCGCTGTAGCGCTTCAACTGCTTGAGCTCTTCAATGACAGGCGCAAGAATCGGGACGCCTCTTCGCTGAGCAGGACGCTCGACATCGGTCATGATGTGCAGGACGTTGCGTCGACCTGTACGATCACCGAAGATCGGCACTCTGCTCCATTTCACCTCAAGCGTGTCCGTCGAACGTGCAGTAGCTCCAGGGTGTCGATTAGCGACATAGACTGCAATGGCCTCTCCGTACTTACCGACCTCAATGCCCCCAAGAATGTTTTTCTTCAGGGCCTCAAGGTTGTCCTTCGGGTTGCAAACGCGATCGGCTTCGATGATCCCGACACGAAGGTCGTACACCGAGCCAACGCGACGAATCATCGGCGTAATGACAAAACAGTCGCCGCTCATCAACGTTGACAGCATTACAAGCGACTGGAGCTGATAAAAGTTCTGGCGTCGTTCTACGTCGCACATCACGCTATCCGCCCACAAGCGCCATTCACGCTCGGTATTGGCTTCCCAATCGCTCGCTTCCTCATCCGACATGCCGAGAAATCCGGCGTCGATCTGAGAATTCAAGCTCAAGCCGCTACCAACAACGTTCGTGCGAATTGTCTTCAGCGCACCCGTCGCGATAGGAGCCGTCATGTACAGCATGCGCGATCTGGCGCGAAGCGTCTCGATGTTTTCGACGATGTCTTCGTCGGCATCGGTCGTTGTACTTCGCCACCCGATCATCGACTTCTTTGCGTAGCTGGCACCGCCATGAGAGTAGCCGGAGCTGACCACCCTCGCAGGAGCGCGAACTGCAGTAGCTAACTCTTGGGGCGGAGATGGCGAAGCAAGAGTTCCGTTTGCTTCGAATAACTTACTCATCCGTCATCTCCTACAAATCCCTCGGCACTCCGCGGTATACGCGACTCCTGCCGGTCTCGGCCGCCTCGAGCGCAGCCACTTCCTTTCGCCAGTACTTGATCATGTTCATGATCTGATTGAGACTGGCGCGAGTCATAGTGCGAGTGCCGATCGTGTAAGACTGGCCGGCGGCAACTTCTCGCGACGCCTCAAGCCAAAGCTCGAGGTTTCTCCTCGCTTCTTCAAGCGTGATCCAAGCCATGCGGCCTCCTAAAAAAGAAAGCCCCCGGAGCCGAAGCGCCGAGGGCATTTTGTGAAAGTCACCTTTCAGTGCGATCATTGTTCAGCCGGAAACCCAAATCGGCATTCCACTAACCACACTAAAAGGTGATATATGAGCGCAAAGAATCGCGAGGAGGCTCTACTTTTCCTGAAGCTGATGGCACCCAAAATTACCCTGGATCCCGTCCCAAAGAATTCCGAAGGCCATCCCAAGGCGTTTGAACGTACCATCGCATTCAACACTCGAAAGCTAAAAGCCGCGCTCCTTGAGATCGAAAAAGAACTCGAAAGGATCGATGAAGAAGAAAGCAACTCACATTGACTTCCCTTCTCCGCCGTATGATGCAATAAGCATCTCCGCGCATGCTTCATAGTCTTTAATTAGATCGTCGAGGCGCTTCCTGCAGTACGTAACAACGTGATGTTCGGTTGCCACCTCGACGATTTCCTTGTGGATGCCGTCCATCGTCTCCAACAGCCGACGCTGTGAAACGCGGACAGGTATCCCCTCTTGCTTTCGGTTCGTCATCTCTTGCTCCTAAAATTCAACCCCACGAGACACCGTTCCTCGGCGTCGTGCCGGGCGCTGTGCCTGTTGCTCGCGCTGATACTGACCAGAGTAGTAGCTATCGAGCATTTCAAAGTTCGGATTCAGCGCTTCCATCGCGGCAGTCGCATAGACCGCGCAGTCCAGAGCCTCATTGCGCTGGCGAAGCTTCACCCAAACGAGCCTCGAGCCGTTCTTGTCTCGGACAACTTCCTGCTTTTCAGCGGTAAGCTGCTTGAAGAAGTCTTCCGTGAATCCCGCGCCCTCATTCGCATCAAAGTGAACGAAGTTCGGACCCGCTTCGGGCACGTCAAGACGATCCATCACCTTGCGCTTGCCGGCATCGACACCGAGCGGGAAAAGCACAGCCTTCTCGGTACCGGCACGCCTCGGCTTACCTACGAAAGGCAATTCCGCGCCGCCTCGCCCCTTGATCGAGAAAACTCTTTGTCGCTCCCTCGACCGCGTGTAGGCGTACACGTTGTTCGTGTACAAACCGTCACCGGAGTCGATAAAGACACAAGAGACAGGCATCTTCACGCCGCTCGAGTGCTTGTACTCAGTCTCGAGCACGCCGTCGAGCATTTCCCACGTCTTGGGGTCATCGGGCAAGCCGTAGAGCACTCGATGACAAATCCCCCAGCACTCGCGATCGCGGCCCCACCCGTAGATGGAGCACTCGAGGCGATTGCGCTGAACGTCAACGCCGGCAGTAAGCATGAGGACTCCTTCCGGCAAGTGCTCGGTCGGATACTCCTCGCGTCGGTCTAGCAGCTGGTCAAAGTCCCCTTCATCGGGATTGATCGCTGTGAAAGGTTCTCCAAGCTTCAAGTTGATGAACTCCCTCAGCTTTTCGCGATTGTTTTCAGCAGTGCACGAAACCCACTCTTCGACCAAGCCGTGAAGCGTGACCCAAGGTGAGTAAAGCGCATTGCACTGATACCCCTTGACAGAATGGCCCGGGTTATGCGCGATCCATCGACCAGTAGACAGCATGTTCAGGTCAGGACGGTACGGGCCGCGAGTCTTCGCGCCGCACTCAGGACAGTACATGGCCGCCGTCATCGGCAGCGCGTTCCCGTCCTCGTCCTTGTCCCACCTGACCCAATCCCACACGAGACGATGCTCATGACCACAGTGCGGACACTTGACGTAAAAATACCGTTGATCCGATTCCTTGAAGGCTTCGTAGATCTTGGACTCTTCCGTCGTGGTAGGCGTCGAGACAAGCACAATCTTTCGACTGGCTTCAAAGTTCGCAGTACGCTGTACCGCAAGCTTGATCGGATCGCCTTCCTTCGTCACGCCGTAGCGGTCAACTTCGTCGCACAGCAGAACACGAATCGGACGAGAAGCCAAACCCGCAGGCGAGTTGGCACCGACTAGTGCCAGATAGCCGCCCGGGTAGTGCTTCATGCGAATCGTCGTCGACGACTTGCGAGAGGTCCCCTTCTCGTCCTTGCCTTCCTCGAGTTTTCCCTTGAGTCCTGGCGAGTAAGCGAACATCGGTGAGATGCGCTCTTTCGAGAAGGCTTCGGCCATTTCAACCGTTGGTTGAAGCATCAGCTGCGGGGAAGGTTCTTGGTCGGCGTAGTAGCCCATGATGCCCAGAAGGGCTTCCGACTTGCCGAGCTGAGAACTGAACATTAAAACAACCTTTTCGGTCTCGCGATCAGTCGCAGCATCCATCGGCTCTTTCAGGTATGGAGTTCTACTGGTGCGCCACTTGCCCGGCTCAGGCGACGTGCCCGGCGGTACGACGCGGAACTCATCCGCCCATTCGCTACCCGTCAGACGTGAGATAGGTCGGCAGATCCGAGCAAACTCGTCACTCCAAATCCCCATCTTTCACCTCTTCGTCGGCAGAGAATTGGCCGCCGTGAATCTTCTCAAGAAGTTCGTTGAACATCTGCTCCAAAACGGCCTCAACGTCACGCTGGCTTCTGTGCTCGAGCAGGCCCGCAAAGCGAGAAGGAGCGGCAAGGCAAAAAGAGCGAAGCCTTTCAGCCGTTGCACGGGCATCCGCTTTCACGTCGGCCACGGCAACGAACTCGCCGCGCATAACCTTCGCCTCCATCTCCTTGATCTCAGCGAGGTACGTTTCCTTCTTCGCGCGAGCTTCATCAAATGACAAAAGGCCTTCGGCTTCTGAAGCTTCCCTTTCTCGTTCTTCTTTTTCACGGGACTTTTCTTCGTCCAGTTGAGCAACAATTTTCAGCGCATCATCGACCGGAATCTTTCCGTCAGTGGTTTTTGGAATGATGTTGCGCTGGCA